GTATTGTTTAATGTAGTAATACCCGCACTGTCAATCTGTGAGGTCAATCGTGTTAAGAAGTCACTGTCAAAGTTTGCTTGAGTATATACATCTTCAACATCAAAGGTAAACTGACCAGTAGAAGAATTATATGTTAAGTCTCCTCCCGCAGAGAATAGTCCACGCATCGTAGAAGTTGATGTCGCATCAAATCCAGTGATGCCACCCACAGAAGTAATGTTTGCACTATCAAACGTTGCCTGTGACCCAGTTAACTGAGTTGTCGCAAGATTGGTAACGGTTGCAGAATCAATCTGTGCATTCGTTATATCTGCATTGTTTGATGTTAGGTTATAAACCTGTTGTAGACTTGTCGTATCTGAGTCAATCAGATTATGCCAAGAACCACCATGTGCAAAGAGTCCTCTACCTGTTCCATGTACGTGTGCGAACATACCATGATATGTTCCCGCATTTGGTAGGTCACCTTCTGAACTGTACACATTACCGAATAGAATCTTACCAGTTGTCTCTAGGGTCTCACCATTGAGTGTCCAGTAACCAGTACCCTCATTCCACAAGAATGATTTGTTTGCGGAATCACCACGTTCAATCTCAATACCCGCATTCTCTGTTGGAGCACCTGTGGCATTGGAGTTGAGGACAATCGTATTGTCTGCAAGGTTAATTGTTTCGGTGTTTACGGTGGTCTCAGTACCAGTGATGGTCAAATTACCATCAAGGACGGTATTACCAGTTACTCGTAGAGTGCCAATATTCGCACTGTCAAAGGTTGCCTGACTTCCGGTCAGTTGAGTATTCGCAAGGTTTGTGATGGTTGCACTATCAATAGTCGCACCATTGACTACAGTCACACCTGCATGAAAAGTCTCATTAATATTAGTTCTAGCAAGGTCAGAATCATTAAAGGTAAAAGTACCGGATGAACTATCAAAAGAGAATACCGCAGTATTGTTTGTACTTAATGATAGGTCTAGGTTGATCTTGTCGCCATTGTTATCAACAACAATTAAGTCACCACCACTGTCTTTTAGTTTTACAGTTCCGAGAGTGATCGTGCTACCACTTAGATAGAGGTCACGAAACTTGCTATCCAGTGTACCGAGGTCATATGTCTCGTGTGCACTCGGTATTATGTGTCCAGTGATTGAGTTATTTTTTAAACCAAAGGTATATGTGCCCAGATCACTATCATATACAGCAGTGAGGTTGTCATCAGTACGGAGGTTTGTAACAACATATTTACCCGCTGATGTCTTATACGCGAGAATTGATCCGTCTGACTCAGTTGCAGAAACATCTACACCACCAAGATTTCCTATACTGAAAGCACCAGATGTCACTCTCCGAATGGGTGTGCCAACTACTACCTTCTTTACAACGATTTTATCAGTCATTATTGTTGATCCTTTTTATTTCGTGACCGATGGGGAGACTTCGGCTTGTCCTTCTAGGACTCTTTGAATTATTGCGTTACCATCACTGTCGGTATAAGATACTTCAACGTCATAGACATAACGACCACGAGTCTTCATCGCGTCTGTCTGCGTGTTGGTTAGGGATAGGTTAATTATTCCGTCTGTCGGTGGGGAAATTACCACGGAATTGAAGTTTATTGTATCTGGATCGTTTGCGGAATCACCATACCTACGCTTCATCCTTGCGGAGACCGAATGGTTGGAGAGATCGTATGTGCTACCGCTATCATGTATGAGATGTATTTCTACTGCAACATCTGTACCTTGATTAATGACAATATCTTCGTAATTACTTGATGACATCTATTATACCCGTTATAAAAACAATGATTTCTTGTCTTTATTTATAAGGTTTAGAACGCCAAGATTTTAGTATTCTGACATTATTTCTTCTATTATCTCGTCTTGTAGACCCATAGACATATCAGTTCGGTCAAAGATGTATGACACGGTAATTCGCCAACAGTCAGTTTCTGCGGCATGATAGACTCTATTGTACCAAGGTTCGTTATATGAACCAAAGTATCCTGCTTTACATTGCCAACCCTTCTTATCCTGCATTGTGACCATTTGACCAGTATGACCATCTACATACTTGAAGTTTCCTTCACCAGTTTCTGACCAAGAGAAAATAATGTTATATGCAGATGCATTTGCATTATTATGCCAAGAGATATATCCATTAGGAGGATACATCTGAGTTAATGCATTGTTTCGTGTGCTTAATAATGTACAGAGTTCTTGATTATACTTGCTATATCTTTCAATATACTCTGCTCCCCTTGCCGCATATCCGTTAACATGATGCAGTCGGTCTGCCTTCAATGCATACGAGTGTCCGTGATCTGGAAAACCTTCATGGTTTGTGTCTTCAGCAATAATCTTATCGCGATACTCATCACTCATATGGTATTTACGATCTTCTGGTTTACCATGCAGTTTGAGGCAACTTGTGACATCTTCTTTGTTGTCATAATACCATAAGAAGTTGTTAAGTGCTTTTAATATTTCCTTATTGTTTATTGGAATATTTTTCATACCAAGGGGACATCCTTCTGTAAACAACCAGAGTAATGCCTAAGTATCGGTGGTTTTCCACTCTTTGATGACAATTTATTATAACCATATTGAGTAAAATAATTCCATCGGATATCATCTTCAAAGAAACCAATCTTGAGGTCTTTGTATTTTTCTACCTTGTTAACTAACCACCAGAGTGTTGTCTGGTCAAAGTGCTTGAGGTCTTTATTCCATTGTTGTGAATCAAATCCTTCTGGTTTAAATGCACCAGAAAATTGTCTGCGATACAAGTCATCCCATTCATCCATAAACTCCATTACTAATGGATTACTACTGCGGTAAAGACAAACACCCCCGCACAAGGAATACTTTTCCACCCTACCATTATATTTAAATTCTCGGATTGCATAGTATTCTTCACGATCCTTGGTCAATTCGTGAAAGACCATATCGTAGTCTTTCATCTCATCCCAGACGGTCATAATGTCTTCGTGTTCACACTCCATGTCCGCATCAACATACATTGTAATATCATAGGGAGAGTTTGCCATGCCCCATAATTTAGCACGATAATGACTATCACAGAAGATAACATTGTCTGCTTCTTCTTCTCGTCCGTCAAGGAATCGTTCCTCTGTGCACAGAGTAATTAATGCTTCTGGATAGTAGTCTTTTATGGATTGAATCAGATTGATCGCATACGAATAGAAATTAGAATTCCTTGATGCGACAACAACAAATCCTTTAGTCTGTTTTTCCATCTTCTATTGCTTCCTGTACTAATAATATTGCGTATAGATTCACTTCAGGAATAGACTTAGATCGTCTGAGTTTTGATTTCAGTAAACGATTCTTAGACTCTTTGATTTCAGCAATCTCAAAAGTTTCTAGTTTGTACTCAAAGAGTTTCTCTAGTTTCTTTGCCCTTTCATGCTCAAGTTTCTTCTGCTTCTCTACGTCTGCTTCACTTTGCTTCTTCTCAAGACGTTTCTTACTTGATTCGTTAATCCTGTCTTCACCAAGAAACGCGACTGCTTCTGCAAACATTTCGTTCTCAGTGCCATCTTCATTAATCTTTTGCATTTTTAGAACTTGACGTTTAGTTTTATTACCATCAATTTCTTCACTAATCGCATTCAGTATTTGTTTTTTGGGGGTTTCCCAAAAAGCGTTATCTAACCATGTTCTTGCCATTTAAAGTCTCCAATTCATTCAGTTTTATATATATGTAAATTATGCTGTTCTTTGGTACAGGGTATATGTCTCAATAGTAGATGAACCAGTGTCAATCGTTGTTCCCACATAGTTGCCAGTATAGTTACCCGCAAAGTTTCTTGCATAATCTGCACTATAGGTACTATTACGAGTCACAGTAGACACACCAGTTGACTCACGAGTAGAGTCTATAGTAGATGTTCTATTATAATTCTGTGAATAGTTAGATGATCTAGTTCTCTGATAGTTGTCAGTGTAGTTAGATGATCTAGTTCTATTATATGCTTGAGAGTAGTTAGATGATCTAGTTCTCTGATAGTTTGCCTCAAAGTTTCTGGAATAGTTACCTGCGTAGTTACCCGCAAAATCACCTGCAAAGTTTGTGGTACGTGTTCTACTGTATGCCTCTTCGTAGTCACCTACATAGTCACCTGCGTAGTCACCTGCGAAGTCACCAGTATAAGTTGTTACACGTGTTCTCTGGTAGTCACCTGCGTAGTCACCTAAGTAATTTCTAGCATAATTTGTCTGACGATCTCTTAGGTAAGCGCGAGCATATTGTCCAGAGAAGTTGCCTAAGAAGTTACGAGCATAATTTGTCTGACGATCTCTTAGGTAAGCGCGAGCATATTGCCCAGAAAAGTTACCTAAGAAGTTACGAGAATAGTTACCAACAAAGTCTCCAGTGTAATTTCTAGAATAGTCACCCGTATAAGTACTGGCATAGTTTCTAGAATAGTTGCCTTCAAAAGTTCTGGCATAGTTTCTAGAATAGTAACCAGTACGTGTGTAGTAATATACACCACCACCACTACCCCCCAGTGTGCGGACGTATGTCAGAGTTCTGGTAAAAGCACGAGAATAGTTAGCAGTACGGTTACGAATAAATGCCCTAGCAAAGTTAGCAGTACGGTTACGTTGAAATGCCCTAGCATAGTTCGTTGCCCGTGTTCTGAGGTAATTACGTGCGTAGTTTAACTGACGATCTCTATCAAAACTTCTTAAATAGTCACCCGTAAAGTTACCCAAGTAATTTCTAGCATAATTTATCTGATTATCTCTATCAAAACTTCTTAAATAGTCACCCGTAAAGTTACCTAAGAAGTTACGAGCATAATTTGTCTGACGAGTTCTACCGTAGTTACCAACAAAGTCACCAACATAATCTGTTGCACGGGTGCGAGTAGATGTGGTTATACGGGTTCTTGTATAAGTTCCAGTATAGTTACCAACAAAGTCTCCCGCATAGTCTGTAGTACGTGTTCTACTATACACCCCTTCATAGTCTCTGGCATAGTTTCCGGTGTAATCTCCACCAAAGTTTCTACCATAGTCTCCGGTGTAGTCTCCTGCAAAGTTTCTTTGATAGTCTCCGGTATAATCTCCACCAAAGTTTCTACCGTAATCACCCGCATACTCTCCAAGAAAACTCCGAATGAAGTTACCTAAAAACGTACCCGCAAAAGTTCGGTCAAAAGAACGAGAATAGTCTCCGGTATAATTACTTGATCGGGTTCTATTATATGCTTGAGCATAGTCAGTGTTGGTTGTGTTGTAACGAGTATCTGATCCTGTTCCACGAGAAACCCAAGTACCAGATGCGGTTGGTGCACCTTGGGCAGAACTTCGCATCTGATATGTTCCGATACCCGCAGTGCCATTACTAATACGACTCTGGACTCTTGAACCAAATGAGTACCGTATTTCCGCATCGCTCATCTCTTGAACGCCTTGGAAAGAACCAGTCAGACCAGAAGAACGTTTGATTGCGACAGGTCTCACCACAGTCGGGGCAGACATTGTATTCTTTACATAGAGATTATATACGGTTCCAGTTGTACCTGTCTGTAGTCTATCAGCAAACACACCAGTTTTATACGTACCATATCCACTAGGAGCAGATGTCGCAAGTTTATATACGCCTGGATATTCTGATACTGCGATACGAGACAGAAGACGATCCGAAAGAGTATCAACTTCAGCAGAATCTAATTCGTGTAGTTCTGGTGTTCCACCATTGTCTGCAAATTCAAGAGGATAACGGAATGAGGCAGAGTCTCCCGCAAAGTCAGCAACCCCTTCCCTTTGGTATAAGGAGGTTATTGTTTGTACAACCGGAACAGTACCCCCAGAGAATCCGTGAGTACCCGAACCATCATCAAACCTAGTATCAGTAAACGAACCGATCAGTGTATTATTAGTACTGACCTGAGTTATCGCGGATACGTCACTAGAATCCAAAGTAGAAAGATGCAGTCCTGCCTGATACGCAAGATAATTCTCTTCGGTAGTCGTTATTTCCTTGAGGTCACCATTAGTGCCTTCAAGTTTTAGTGTCGTAGTTCCCATATAACCCTATTTATGCTATTCTTACGTACATTGTATAGGTCTCTATATTTTCGTTACCCGACCCAATCGTGTTACCACTGTAGTTTCCTGTAAATGTTCGGTTATAATCTCCCAAGAAATTTCTATTATAGTTGCCAGTATAGTTACCTGAGAAGGTTCTATTGTAGTTTCCTGTATACTGAGCATCAAATGTACGGGAATAGTCACCTGCGTAGTCACCTGCGAAGTCTCTATTGAAACTAGATGCTCCGGTAAAGTTACTCTGACGAGTACCATCAAAGTTACGAGAGTATTGTCCAGAGAAGTTACCTAAGTAATTTCTACTAAAGTTACCCAAGAAATTTCTAGCATAATTCTGAGCTCTACTTCTCTGAGAATCTACCTGAATACCACGTTGGTAATCACGAGCATAGTTACCAAGATAGGGGACAGTTCCTGTGTATGAAGAACCTGCGTAATAAAAGGATGAACCAGACTTGGAATGATAACTGCTACTACCACCACGAGTGAACAGAGTTTCTCTCGTGTAGTTTGCCTCAAAGTTTCTGGAATATTCCGCAAGGAAGTTACCAGTAAAGTTACCAGTAAAGTTACCAGTGTAGTTTCTGGCATAGTTTGCTTCAAAGTCTCTGGTAAAATTCGTTTGACGATCTCTGTCAAATGCACGAGCATAGTTACCAATAAAGTTACGAACATAATTAGCGTCACTTACTCGTTGACTATTAGCAGTAGAAGTGGTAGTAACGTTACCTATAAAATCACCAGTGAAACTTGTTAATCTCTGGTAGTCTCCAGTGAACTGCGCGCCTGTGGTTCTTTGACTCTCTTGAATTATCGTATAATTTGCACTATAGGTAGAAGACCTATTACCAATAAACTGCGCGGCATAAGATGATGAGTAGTAAAATGTCTCTTGGTCAACACTTACATATAGTGTTCTAGAGTAACTACGAAAATAACTTTGACCCGCATAGTTGCCTTCAAAGTTACGGGTGTAGTCACCAGTGTATTCAAGAAGTCGTTGATAGTTTCCAAGATATGAAGGCGAATTAAATACTTGAGAGTTTAATGTTGATGCACGTGCACGTGTGTAATTGGTACCGCCACCTGCTGATGAAAAGTCACCCACAAAGTCACCCACAAAACTGGGAGAGTATGTGCTAGTACGTGTCTTAGTGTAGGTAGCAGTGTAAGTACTAGTACGAGAAACAGTAGAACTTCTCAAATATGTTGATGAACGAGTTCTAGTATAGTCTGCACTATAGGTAGAAGTTCTTAATCGTGCATAATTTGATGAACGAGTTCTAGTATAGTTTACCGATGAAACTTGTTGACGAGTATCTGTCGCAGTTCCTTTTGCCGTCCATGTACCCGCAAGTCCTGCATTAGTCGGAGTTCCGACAGCAGAAGACAATATCTTATATGTGCCAATTGAATTTAGGGTGGCAGATATACGGTTTCTTGCTTTAAGACCAAGAGAGTATTTAATCTGGTCATCAGTCATTTCCTGAAGACCCTGATAGGTACCCGTCTGACCACTAGATCGTTTAACAGCAAAAGGACGTGTTGCTGTTGGCGCAGTCATCGTATTTCTTTTATAGATGTTATACTGAACAGAATGTCCGTCTGTCCTAGTGTCTGTCATTACATTAGCAAGATTTACAGAGTAGTCAGCACTTGGGGCAGATGTCGCAAGTTTATAAGAGCCAGGGTAATCAGAAGTGTAGATTCGTGTATTGATTCTATCAACAAGTTCATTAGTCTTGGCATCGTCCATTTCCTGAACGATTAATTGTCCATCACTATCTCTCTGACTTACAAGAGTACGATAGTCATTACCAGAGATAGATACCGTACCAGTCTTCTGTCGGATTACAGTATCAACTTGGGTTAGTGACAATAGATTACTATGAGTTCCTACCGCAGAATCATATGAAGTATCTGTGAAAGTACCTACCGTATGATTTGATCCGGTGAGGACTCTTCCTAACTGATTTACAGACGAACTATCAAGTGCCGCAAAACTCAACCCTACCTGATAGGCAAGATAGTTTTCTTCTGTGCCAGACATCATTTGAAGTTCAGTCGGTGCCGCACTGTCTTTTAATTTTAGTGGAACACTACTCATCGTGTCACAATACTCCGATTAATTGAGTTGAGTACCATTTACATCATAGATGAGTGGTATGTCTGCTCTTAATGCGTTTAGTGCATTTACAAAGTTAGTTCTTTCTGAACCAGTAAATCCATCAGAATCCAATAGGTTTAGTGAACCCAATGCTTGGTTTGCGGCAATACCATTGGCATCAAGTGCTTCAATATCTGCTTGTACAACATTCAATGCACTGACAAGGTTATTATGTCCAGTCGCAGTGATGTCTGTACTTAAATCATCAAGGTTACCTACTGCACTATCTAGTAGTCTCAGAGATGCCCCAATATTACTTGCAACTAGATTGCCAATACCATTAGAGTCTACGGTTGAACCAAGTTCAGTATGCAATTCATTAATCGCACCACGGAGAGTGGTTGCCGATGTAGCAAGAGTTGCGGCACCGATCTCAGCATCATGCTCGTTGATCGCATCAGCAACAGTTGTCGCAGTAGTGGTCAATGCCTGTGTGGGTTCAACAAAGGTATTGAGTGTATCAATCTCTACTTCTAGTTCTTTAATTGCGGTTGATACAGTTGATGCGGTTGTACCCATTGCTAACGCAGTGATCGTACCTAACTCGGCATCGTGTTCATTTATTGCCGCAGTCAAATTCTTTGCCGTAGTGGTCAGACCAGTATGTGGTCTTGCACCGATATCACTATCAAGTTCACCAACTGCCGATACTAAATCATTAGCAGTGGTTGATAGGATAGCAGCGACCAGTCCATTATCAGTTCCTCGGATACCAAGTTCTAGTTCGTTGATACCTGATACGATGTCATTCGCATTGGTGGTCAAGTCTGCCTTTGCGTTACCACCACCCGCACCATGAAGGTCACTATCAAGTTCATGTAGTGCAGATACGATGTTATTGGCAGTAAAGTCAGTAAGATCAGTTGCTACTAGATTGTTAGAGGTACCACGAATTCCTAATTCAAGTTCGTTAATACTAGATGTTACGTCTGAATCCTCGTTGGTGTTCAAACGACCAGTAGCACCCAAATCCAATGATATGGTGTTTTGGTTGGTTACTAACGTAGTGAAAGTATCCAGAATATCCGTGATTGTTGGTGTAGGTGTTGACATTAGAGTTTCTCTACTAGTTTATTGAGGAGTTCTTTTAGTTCATTGACATCTTGTCGCAAGTCTTGGAACTCTTTTTCTTTATTCTGTCTTGCCGTCTTCGCGGCACGTGCTTTCTGTATCTCACCTTTATTTATATTAATAATGGCACCCGAATTAGGACATCTTGCCAAATTCGGGTTACCCTTTACAGAAATAAACTCATTCATTAGGTTGCCATCGCAATTGCTCTAAAGTCTCGTATGAACGGAACTTTAGCAGAGTTGTTACCTCTAAACACAATCTTGAACTGATAATCTGTGAATGCATTCAGTGTTCCGGTATCACCACCGATGAGATAACGATACTCACGGAAGTTTCTTTCGTCCGGTTGAACTGTTGTTTCTTCTTCCACCAAAGTCCAAGTAGTATTTTGAAGGTCACTACCTTCGGTTCCTGTTCTGTAATACAAATCAATATTACTACCATTAGGTCTTATTGCCGCAAGCATTACTTTCAGACCCCTTGCAGGTTCGTCTAACTGTCCAACAATACTAAGGTGTTTAGCAAGTGCAGAACCACCAAACGCATTTGTCTCAGCAGAGTATGTCAACGGAATGTTAAATCCATTCTCAGTACCACTTGCAATCTGATTATCAATTTGATTTGTTTCTGTTGTTATTGATGCACCCTGCGTATCAATGATCGGGGATACCGAAGTTTTTGTGGTTGCCATATCAACTTTGATTGTTACAGATCGTTCACCACCCATCTGACTAGTTTCGTTTGACGGATTTGCTATAAGTCTCGGACTTGCAAAATAGTTTTCGTCACCAATTACAACTTCCTTACTATAGGAGGCATCTTTTCCGTATTTTACTTGTTGACCTGTTATGGCAGCGAGTGACTTACCCGCAGTCAGTTTAGTCTGATAAGTTAGTGTTGTGTCATCTGGAATTAATGTGGTAAAGTTAGGTGATGCAACATCAAACTGAATCTGCTTATCAACTAATACTAAGTCTGCACCGAATCTACCTGACGATGTTGCGGCACTTGCGGCATTGAATCGTATAGCAAATCCATCTACCGCAGTGATAGTTCTGGCACCATTAATATTAGAACCCAATACACCATTGTAGGATGTTCCTCCAACCAATCCAGATATATTCACTGTATCGTTTACAGTGAAACCGTGGTTGGGACATAGTGCTGTTACTACGGCACTACCACTAGTCATGTATAGTGGGTTGGTAGTCAATAGTTCAGAATCTATATCACGGTTCTCAAACACTGCACTACCAGAAGTTGCAAAGGTAGCAGTAAAGATTTTGAACGCAAGGTCTTTAGTTTGGTCTGGTTCCCAAGTCGTACCATTCTGTGACTTAAACAATGAACCCATAGATGGTTGACGAGAGATTCTCTTCTCGGTAGAACCTAATTCAAATGCGTATGTTTCACCAACATATGCTTCATACTCAATAGATTCCGCAAGTAGAACAATTGCATACTCAGTTTCGGGGTTCAAGAAGATGGGTTCATCAAACTCAAAAGTAGTCGGATTTGCAACTACGTCTGCCTGTGTCTGACTTGAAGGAACGTCAATATCGCCTGGATGTACAAACTTAATAGACTGAGCATGAATCTCAGTTGAACTTGGATGTCCATTCACCATCGGACGAATTTGTAATTGAACCGGAATACCAGTACTGTCCACTTTCTTAAAGTAAGTCTGAATCTTAGTTACAAAGATACCCGATGGGTTAGTCACAAAGAATGACTGTGCCAATGGATCAGTTACTTTAACTCTTGTTGTTGTAGTCCATCTACGTGTTCTGGTCTGTGTGATACGAGTAGACGATATAGTCTGTTGTCTCGTGTCCAGAGTACCCTGTGCAGTATAGTTAAATGATGCCTGTGAAAGAGCGGCATCATCATCATTCTTACTAATGTCAAGTAATTTAAACTCACGTGTACCCGCACGGAAACGTGTAGTTGGTGACGATGGAATGAAGAACGAACCTTCAATGACACCATTCTCAGTACTGACCAAGTCCCCTGGCGTGGCAGGATGTTGAGTCGCATTACGATTTGCGTTAGAATATACAAGGTCTGTTGCCAGAGCACCATAGCGAAAGAATGTTTCTTCTTTACAAAATGCACTTACATCTTTACCATCAAAGAATGGGAAAAACTGACTGTTTGGACGCAGACCCTCTGCCTTGAAGAATACCTTACGCGAACGTATGAATGGTAGGAACGTCAAGGATACTGTCCTGTCTCCAACTATCTGACGAACAGTTCTTTCTCCGACAACAATACGGTTGGAGAAAGACCGAATGACATTGAAGTCTGAATTCTGTCTGCCACCATTGCCATTACCCACATTTTGAACTCTGGTGGTTTCGGCAGGTACACCTCTCCAGTTCCAAGCAGGAGTTCCTCTCCAACCAGACTTCAGTTCACTTGGAACTGACCCAAACCCCGCAACAGGTGTCCATGAGTTACCTATATCCCACTTCCATCTTGCTACTTCATTTCTATCTTGACTAATGATATTACTATTGATATTACCAAGATCAACATTGACATTCTCAACAGCAGTGTTATTGATTACGTTTGCAGGATTGTACTTGGTCTGGAACCAGTTGTCAGTCGCGGGTGACATAGTAATGTTACCCTCACCTGTAATAACTGCGAATGGGTTTACATTCTCTGTACCAGATACAAGTGTCTGTACGATAGTGGGAGATTCTGTATACTTCAAGTAAACAGTATCACCTTTCAAAATAGTGTTAGTTGACTTAGAAGAATCGTATGCAAGAATCACATCATCTTCTATGGTAGGTACTGATAACAGACCTCGTGATGGATCAATACCCGCACGATATTCAATGTTATTAGTATCCGAGAATGATCTGCTAGAGAAATTATCTACAAAGAAACCTGATTTAATTCTTGCAACACCATCTGCATCCAATACTAATAGGGAGGCAGTATCTAGTTCAAGAAGACTCAATGAAGTTGCTTCTTCAATCTTATCAACTCTATTTTCCAGTTGAGCAATATCACCCATAGTGAATCGTTTTGCCTTGAATGGAACAACAACAACATCAGAATCATTTAGACCATAAGGATTGTGATCTATCTGGAATAGTGGTAGTGTGTTTTCTGGTGTTGCAGGAATCTGAGTGGCAAATCCTTCTTCACCTTGAATATTCTTGATCTCCCCTTGACTGGTAACAACAATCTTGTCTGCACGAGGTAGATAGTATTCTACGTCTGATTGGAAGATATCGCCATTTGTAGGGATTTCGGTTGCACCGGATGCAACGAAAGCACCACTAGAGTTAACACTATTACGGAAGTCTATAACATCACGTAAGTTTATTTTAAGACGTGTTCCACTTCCACTACTAAAGACAGGAATATCTTCATAGTCAACCTGACCAGTGTAGGAGTTTACTGCAAAGAAGTCACCCGCACCGTGAGTAAAGTGTTTGAATGCAACATAGACATTTCCAGTTGGTGCCGTTGCACCAGTCTCCAGTACCATACGACCATTGTCATAGAAACCTGCACGTTGACCGTTGTCCAGTGTGAATAGATGAGAAACATCTTCACCACTTGAAGTCAATAGGTTTACTGACGAAACACTCAGGATGTCAGTCTTACCTAGATCAATAAACTCAACACCATTAACAGTTGATACTGTCGTAGTCACTGTTGCATCAGTAAGAGTCTTCTGCCGAACAGCAGGTGATCCCTTTTGTATTTTGGCATATACAGTATGTTCAACATTGGTAAGGTTGCTTATTTGTAAACTTTGTGTGCCAACAGCACCAAACGTAGCATTGGTAACTACCACACCATCAGTATTTTTTACAATAATCCACTGAGAAGTATTTGAAAATGACTCGGTGTTATTACCTAACGCAAGGGTAAACGAACCACCACTAGCAGTGTCTACAAATACTCGTTGTACTTCATAGTCAAAGTCACTAACAATTCTGGGACGAGGGTTGGGTAAACCAAACACCATGTTCACTTTTTGAGACTCTTTGATTACTGCCAGATTGTTCTCAAAGACTGGTATGGCACGTCTAATTGTACTAGTACCAATAGTCTTGATTGCACGTAAGTTTTGTCCACTGTTCATATTGATGTCAAACAGGTACACACGGAAGTTGTTTCCATCTTTCTCTACAGCACGAACTCGCGCAGTACCTGTAACAGATGCGGCAGGGTTGGTAGTGGAGGTTGATAGGTTCAAAGTTTCATTTGTACGAATATCTAGTAGACCTAGTAATTCACTACAAATAAAATACTGTCCATAGGATATGCCTGTAAATTGGTTTTCAATTGTCGCAGTTGTGCGAGGTTTAGGAATAACCAATGGAGTTGGTTTCTCACTCGCACCACGATAACCATTGACATAGGCAACACCATCTGATATAGTAGCAATTGTATTAGTACCAGAGTCTCTGAAATCAACAGTAAATGGGTTGACAATATAGTTACCAGACTCTTCACTAGTCCTTCGGGCAAGTGTGTCTGCAATCTTATTGTAATCATCAGTACCAGTAACTTGGTCAACAATGTTACCTTCTAACACATCACAGTAGTATACAAAGTTCTCGTCAGCGGTAACCTGATCTTTGGTTGTCAATGTAAGACGAATACGATATCTGTCTGCGCCAGGCGAGGATAAATTAGGTGTAACACCCTGATTGTCATACAACGCTACGTCATCCGCAGTTGTTACAATATCTTCTGTTACTTTAAAACCAACAACGGCAGTGGGGTATCTAGTATATTTGGAAAGGATGATTGACTGACCCTTTGCGAATACGAAGTGTCCACGGGTGAAAAAATCACCTTCTGCGTTTGCAATTTTACAACCACGACCAACTGGTTGGTCTGTACCAACTGCGTTAGCGATCTGTAGATTATCTACGGTGTTGTCAATTCGTTCACCCGCAGTGAAACGGATTGAAGTATCACCCGCTTCAGCGGATGATGTGTTGATGTACTGGACATACAATGTTGCAGGATCAGTGGAAGTTGCGGCAACAACCTCAATTACCTTTGCTTGTACACTAGAAGAAGTACCAGTCATCGTGGTTCCGACCAACACCGAAGGATCAACAGGTAAAGAAAATGCTAAAGTATTTAACTTAACATACTCATAATCGTTCGTGATAGTAGGACCGCCTGGATTTACTGCACCACCTTCCTTAAATATGTTACGACCAAACCTTCCTATTTCCTCTTGGATAATAGTCTGTAATTGGGTTAGTTCCCTTGCTTGTACAGCACGACCACTATTGAAGAGGATTCTGTGATAGTTATCACTGTCTACAAAATCATCTCTGTAAGAGGAAGAGAATACATTGGATGTAAATGTTTTTGGCATCTTCTATACTACCTTAAATTTGAATTACGAGTTTAATGTCTTCGGTCTGATCATCCGAACGAGTAATAGACGCTCGGTTATCAATATATAGTATCTCTCCAGTCATGGTGTCAATCTCTGGGTTTACATATGGGGTTACTGATATATCTAGTACACCAACACCACTATCATTTAATTCTGAAACACCCTCACCCGCAGTGAAGTTTCCGAATCCGGTATCTTCGGTTTGGTGATACCATATAGAAGAACCGTTAACTTTATCAATTAAGGCAATATTACCTGAAGTACCACCTACAATTTTGTTATCTGGTGAGAATGTTGAGGTAACTGTTGACAAGATTAGTTTCTTCAAACAGATACCTGTAGTTTCTGTGAAAAGAACTGAACCGGAAGAGTCCATTGGATTCTTCAATAGACCAACCTGTCGGAAATCGTTACCAACAATAAAGTCGGTTGATTCGTTACCAGATGGTTTGACGTTCAACATGATTGCAGTAGAACGTAAGTCATCTCTTGGGTCTGCACCTAGTCCTAATGGACTTCCGAGGATTGCACGAACCTTAGCGGGTTTGGTCACATTTGAACCACCACCAGTAACAGTTACGTTTGCAAAAGTGTAACCAGAACCTAGAGTGTACGAACCAGAACTATCAATCAGAGTTACCTTGGATACCTGACCACCAGAGATCGTTGCCCCTCCCTTTGCTTTTATTCCACCAACATTTCCTGTTACCGTGATAGCAGGTGCAGTATCGTAACCTGCTCCACCGGAGTCTACTGCGAAACCAACAATCTGTCCTACAATAGCGGCATCTTGTACTGCCTTCTGTTCTATGAGTGCAGCGGGACTGTCTGAGTCTGTTGTTATAACCTTTTGTATGGGGATATAGTTTGCAGAAATAAACTTACTCGCGTCCAAGGCACCGATAGAGTACAAGAACTTCCAAATATAACCATCAGAAGTATCAAAAGGAGTGCCATCAAGATTACCAGTAGGTTGTTGAGTAGATACCTGTGCCTGACCAGCAGCGTTTCTACCCTGTTGGATACACATATAAATTTGGTTGTTATCGTTCATCACATAGTATGTCTGAGTAGGATAACCAACTACTGAGTCATCATATGCAGAATAGATTGCACCAGATGACCAGTTGTATCTTGGAACACAGAATGTGAGGTCGGATACTTTCTTTGCAGACTGTAATCCGAGACGAAAATTTCTTTCTTCTCGTGCAGAGTTAACTGGAACAGGTGCCGCATCAGTTTCATTCCAATCTTCAGAGCGACCAATCACCGCATAGTAGTGCGTACCCGAAGAATCTATATCATCCTTCAGATTTTGAATTACTTGCTTTTTAATTGGGTTTGTAATAATCGCCATTATGTCTTGTTCCTATTAAATTACGTGTTATTGATAGTCGCACCATTATTGGATACGAGAAACCATTTGCTTGCGGTTGAGTTCCATACAAGAATACAACCATCACCCTGACTGAATTCAAGTTGTTTATTGTTGTTTACACCAAATATTTTAGTGGTACTTCCTGCCTGTAAGTTTACTTGACCTGCTCCAATATTACTTAGGTACTTCACTTCACCCTGAATAGTACCGTCACTGATAGTTGGATTAATCACACTACCAGAGTTGAATACTGTTAATGGTTCTGTCAAATCTATTGCTTCGGTTGTCGCGACATCAGTTCCCTTTTCAAGAACAAGTTTGTTTACGATCTGAACAGCACCAGTACCCTTTGCACCAAGGTGTAGACTGATATTAGTATCTGAACCATCAACATCAATAGAAGCGGGTTGACCAGTTGCACTGTTGGTAATCGTCACAAAGTTAACTGCACTCGCAGTCTTAACAAACTTCAGATATTCATTACTACCACTATCTAATAATAGAGAACCCCCATCAATACCACCCAACTTGACACTCTCTAATGTCGGCATGGTAAATGTTTTATTGGTCAATGTCTGAGTATGATTCTCAAATACAAAGGTATCACCTGCACCCAATGCAGGAAGTGCAATGTTACGATTCGCAGAGATATTACCTACTGTTAGATTATAGGTATGACTTGAATCTGCATCTTTAATCTTTGGTGTTGTCATTGTGGGAACAAGAATAGTCTTGTTGGTTATGGTCTGAGTCGCAGTGTTTAGAACGAGTGTACCACTCGCATCAGGTATTACGACTGCACGGTCTGCGGTGGGTTCGGCACTTAGAACAGTCTCGTGATCATCTGCCGCCTGACCTTCAAACTCAACTCCTGCGGCAGTTAATCTTACTGTCGCAGTCGCTTCATCACCACCAATGGCAGTGTATAGTTGTGCGAAGTTTTCATTTATCTTCTGTGCCGCAACTCGGAGGGTATCACCCGTTCCGTCATTTGCCGCAGTTCCTCTGTTTAGTGTCTGTCGTGCCATTCTATTCAGTCCTGTTGTTCATACTATTTATAAGAGTTTATAAGTTATAATGTGAAACTTTTTATATATTGATCAGAGTCTGCACTCCAAAATTGATGTTTGTCTTGATCCATCGTTTCAAACGAGAACGAGTTGCTCAAGTCCATACCATTAGTTCCTACTTCATCTGAATCATCAAATGTGGGTGAACTAGAAATCTGTGCTTCTCGTATAGACGAATACTGATTGTTAATAGTCTGTATCTGTTCAAGTGAGAAGTCTTCTACAGAAGTAAGTTCTGCATTGATTCTACTCAAGACTCCTGCCGAATCAGTATATAGGTCATCAACAAGGGCAGAAATATCCATGTGTCCAAAGTCTCCAAACGATGCTTCCGAATGAACCGCAATAGGTGGCAGTGGTGCCGGTATTACCTGTGGTGCGGTTAGTGTATCTGCCACTACTGATACAATCTGAACTTCTGCTCCAATATACATTCCCGCAGGATGAGTAAATAATTTATAAGGTGCTACCCACTCACTATATGGTATGTCTGACTTGATTAATAGTGCAAATGTCTGATACAATTTGTTATCGGTAATGTATCTCTGTGCATCAAGACCTAGAGTAGATTTCTCGTCTCCGATCTTAAATACATTTTCTTTTGTGTAGACAATATCTGGATCAATAGTAAAGAATGTTCGGAAGAACTGTTGTATAGAGTACTTAGTACCCTTAGAACGATACAGAATACTTGAATACTTTGCCGCAGCGCGTTTGTCCGCAAATCCCTCAAAGTAGGATTGTCCCAACAGAAGTTCGTCTTCAATGTAGGACAACAACTCTAAATCTGTCTGTGTGATATCGCGAGTGAGAAACAATTCGTGGATCAATCGTGCGGGTGAATTTTTCTCATGTGCCTCCTCATAGTAATGTTCTAACAGACTAATTAATTTTGGATACTCAGTCTTAAAAAAGTCAGGCAGGACATTATCAATAGAATGACTAGTAAACGCAATCTCTCTACGTCCGATATCGGTTAACGTATCATTCCTCTGTGCCATTAGTTAGTGACTCCAGCGGCAATCTCGCGAATAGAAACAAAGGTGTTGGAGATGTCTTGTTCTACAATATCTTCTCTGAAAGGGGTCAACGAACTTTCGTTGGCAGGTACAGCACTTACTTTAATGAAATTATTTGCCCCAACAAAGTTATCAACCTGTAATCCAACAATTGATACAACATCACCGCTATACGAACCTACGTTATCAACAATCACCTCATTGTCTTCACCATTGTATATTTCTAATTTATTAGTATTCAACTTGTTTCTTAGAACACAAGTCTTATTTTTAAACAAGAATTGTGATGATGTTATAATGTAATCAACATCGTCTGGGGATTTTAACGGAACCGCAAATCGTAGAGTATGATCTTGTAAGACTGTCGGTTGTGGCGTAAACCTTCTCTGAACAAAAGTCTGTGAACGAGATGATAAAATAGCGGGAGATACATTATCCACAATGGTTAACAAATTAGAACGTCTGTACGACTGTCCAAACTTACCAGTATTATCTGTGAAGTATTGTGTAATAGCAGTCTTTACTTTATTTAGAATTGTATTCCTAGACAGTGTTGTCAAACTAGGATTGAATTGGAAAAACGTTCGGGTCTCAATAAAAGTTTTGACTGGATCAGTAAACTTGACAATGAACGAAGCAACTGCTAATTGTTTTACAAGGTCTTGAATAGCATCTTTTGTATTCTGCTCTACCACCCCGCCTGGCGTGACCTCTGCATTAAAGAGAATTGACAAAAATACTGTACCAAATTCTGGTTCAAGTGCCTCTTCACCACCAAATGATTTCATGTCTTTTATCAGTGTGGAGAAATTACGTAGCACCAGTGCAGAGTAATCTACCGCAGTTACCATTCGGTTCTGAGTTGCATACTGAAAGGGAGCAAACTGTCTAATAGATTCCATAGATTCTTTGGGAGAACCTGCAATAGCATTACCAACAGTTGACACCGACACATCATAATTCTGACCCCCAACATTAATTTCTGTCTGTGGTTCAAACACTTTAGCAGAGTTAGATGCACGTCCACTTACCGCAAGGTAAGTTACAGTAACTTTTGAACCAGTCTTAGGTGCCTTACCCAAAGTTGTTCCGTTACCAAAGGACAATTCAAACAATCCATTAGGTGTTTCTTTGAGGAAGTACAATGTAGAGTTTTCATTAATATTGTTTGCATTAATGATATTTGTGTATGGCAGGAATACAGAAGAAGTCGGGTTTTCATAAACACGAACTATCGCGGTGCCAGTATCCATAGTATTATCTGGAACGATATAGACTTCGTTGTCTTCGGCACGAGATACTATGAATGTTTTAACTCTTTCAATACCTTCATATATCTTAATATTTTTATTAGACGATGCGTCTTTAAATATATACAGACCATCACCATTATCATCAGCAGTTAAATCTTCTTGTGTTTGAAAAACAAATTCTTGTTCATCTACCGTTGCGTTGAACTTATATCCCGCAGGTATTTGTATGGTAGTTGGTGCTCCAGAAACACCAGACAGATTCAACGTCAGATTGATAATTGCCTGTGATGATGTCATACTATCGGGAATATAACCAATACCTTCTGAAAGAGATACCAAAGAACTACGCAACTGTGCGGTTCCGAGGAATGATTCGTTCAAGGCAAAGTTGGCAGTAAGTCCATTGTAATGCGTATTGTACGCAAGAACATCCAAGATATTTGACAGACCAGATGCTTCAAAGTTATAATCCGCAAACTCTTCTTGCTGTGCGAGGTATGTCTTTAAGTTATTCTTGATCGCATCAAAATCTAATGATGTTGATTGTATTGTTGTTGCCATTTTATCTTAACCTTGCTAGTGTGGTAGTGAATTCAACTTGCTCTTCCGTATTAACAATTTTGAATTTTAAAATTACGTCTAGGGTGTTTCTATCTGGTTGCAGGGATACCTTAATATCTAGTATTTCTGCTCTAGGTTCATATACACCAATACTCTCAATAATACTTCGTCTTACAATAGAAGACCTTCCTCTATCTGCCAACTCAAATAACTGAGATACAATGTCCGCACCAAAGTCTGGACGAAAAGGTTTCTCCAAGGAATTGGTCATTATAAGCGTTTTTACTGCTTGTTTAACTGCCCCACTATTCGTCTTCTTGTAGATGTCTCCACCAGTAGGTTTGGACGAGAAAGTTAAATCAATATCAGTATAACCTCGTGTCCGACTTGCCGTAATGGATGCCGTTTGTAGGTTAGTGTCTTCTTGTGCGAATGCTCTACGTATTGCCATAGTTCTATTTATATGACTTTTTAGTCACTTTCCTTTATTTCTACTAATTCGTTTCCACTCATTAGTGTGTTATTGAAATAAGTTTCCACATCACCATCAAATCTAATATCAAAGGATTCTGGTGTGGTAGGGAACTCTATACCAATCTGTGCGGTAAGACTTCCGTCTGGATTGTATTGATCATAATCAAGGTACAGTTTTTTAAATCTGATATAATCTTTCAGATACTCAGCAACATCAAATGTCTTCTCTAGACTAATCTTACCTTCCTGATCTATCACTTGATAATACACAAGTCTGCCATCAGATTTCTTCTGCATGGTCTTGTTGTTCTCATCAACCTCTCGTGGTTTGTAGAGACCCTCAGACACAATCAAACGAATGTCATTGAAATTTTCTGTATTACCATTGATGATTCTCATTGCTTCTGCTTGTAAGTACAGGTGCCGCGCAATTTGCTGTCGTGCCGTATTGGTTATAACATGGTTAAATGGTGTCTTGTCTCCATATGAACCAAGAAACTTTGCGATTGTAACGCCAGGACCGAGTTTAGTCGCAGACGTAATCTGCCCTTGCTTGTTCGGATTGTATACTGGATCAACTAAAATTATCATGGTGTAAATCTCTTTCCTCTATTCTCAATTGCATTACCAATTGGTTCAAACCCAAATCTAGATGATGGGGATTTCTTCACTGTTCTACCAATGGCAGGCGGACTCTTTATTTTATATCTTGGATTTAATCTTTCTTCGGAAACAAGTATATTCCCAACCAACTCTCTATTCGTATCACTTCTGAATGCAGAACGAATCTCTTGGGTTGTTGGTACATGGTTGAATACATCCTCATAATCATCACTAAGTAGTGTCTTAGTTAACAATACATCTCCACCGTCAACCACAACAGTCCTAATTGCATAGTCACCATTCATTACCTGTCCCACTACCCACTGTGATGTTATCTGTGCTTGGGGTGGTTCTGTGTGACCAGTTGGTAGTGCCATCTCTTCCTTTGCAAGCATAGGTATATGGAAATTTGCCGACAGAATCTTGGGCACTGTAAATGTTGACGCACCAGTTGCGGCAGTACCCGCAGTCACTGCGGTTAGTGATGCCTTTGCATTTGATGCGTAGTACGATCTCAATGAAAGGTCTGCCTTGTCTGCGTGGTTTGATTTGATTGCTTCAAGTGCCTTACCATAGAACGAACCATAGAACACCGCACCAGAATTAAATGGAACCGCACCCTCACCACCTTGGAATACGTTACCTGTGAAGTCCACCATATCACCACCCACGGCACCCCTCTGTCCTAGAACAGAAACATACTTAGCGCCAGTAATGTTTGTAACAGGGGCAGACACCGCAAAGGATTCCTCACCCGAAACAAAGACTGACGATCCTCCTGCAATTTCTACATTACCCTCAATCGCAGATTTATAATCCAACTTCACTTGATGATTATGTTCACCAAGAATCACATCGGTTTGAGTACTCATGGTTTTGTTGATCTTACTCTTCTTGACAGTCTCTTCACGATTACCTGTGGTGATCGTTCGGTGATTCTCTAGGATGTTCTCTCGTAGACTACCTGCCACATTAAGATTATAGTTACCACCAACATCAACATTATAGTCACCAGTCACCTTCATGTTCAAGTTACCCTGATACACGAGATTACCATTACCCTCAATGATAACAGTCTGGTCACCACCAGTCACTTCTACCTTGTTGTTTACAGCAGAGATAATAACAGAACCATCTGCTCTCATCTCTACACCCGCACCTGTACGGTGTTTAATTAATACTCGTTCACCGCCTGGCGTATCGTCTTGTTCAATAACATGACCAGATATAGTTTCTTGTACTTGGTTGAATGGATACTCGGAAGGACGTTGTGCCTGTATGTTCAGAGACACACCAATGTCACCACCCCCAACATAGAGATTGTTTACTTTAGACCCACGAGATGCCTTATTGATTGATGTCCCAAAGTTATAATCTCTCTTGGGGTATTCACCTGTGGGGTCTTGCATACCATTTTGAGGAACACCCAGACTCTCTTCAAGTGCCTCTCCAAGTTTAGCAACTCTTAAATCAAAATTGTCTTTTTTAGTTGTCACTGATTCATCTCCGATGGACTCAATGGTAAGGAATTTAGGGGATCGGTTGTTTGGTTTTGTTTTCTAAACACAGACTCAACATAATCTACCACATCAAAGTATGGGTCAGACTCACTTGCGTCAATATCATTGTGACCGAACACTTGACCGCCAGGAAATCTACGATAGAATCCTCTTAAAAACTTCTCTAATGTTGTAAACTGTTCTCGTGTAAATGCCTGAGAAGATCGGTAGTCTGTTGGGTTATCCTCACCAGTAGAAACATTAATACCACCAACCAGTACAATACCTATGGAATATTTATTATGACTGGATGCGTGATCTCCCTCGGTATTAACGGGTCTGCCTCGTTGCAGTCTACCATCCCTTCTTATCACATAATGATATCCAATACCATCATGTTCCATTTCAATTTGCATGTTGTTTATTTCTATAGAACCGATGTCTTTGTTTGTATGAGTATCGGATGCGTGAATCACGACTTCGGTCACATCTCGTTTCACATTAGTAAATTCTGTATCCAACTCCTCTACCGATGAAACATAGGTAAAGACATCGTTCGGACTATTTTTACCACTCCACTTAGAGGACTGATCAATAGGTTTGCCTTCATCATAAAGACTTGCATCAATAACAACAGTGCCACCAATAGTGGTATCCAACTGCTTCATCTTATTGTCAATGGTAGAAATTTCTTGTTGTGCTCTCGCAATCTCTTGTTCGGGAACACCTTGTGCCTTTGCCTTTTCTATCATCTGTATTTGCATATCTAATGTACTAGATGTGTTTTCGTCTGTAGCAAGGATTCCTTTCATACGATCTGATATATTTTGAGATTTACCAGATATCGTCTTGACTGCTTCTTTTTGTAATCTAGGATTACCGCTAGTAAACCTTGATAGAATTTGTTGTCTCTCTTGATCAGTCGCGAGAATACCACCATCAACAATCTTACGGATAAAGGATGATGCGGCATTGGACAATCCCTCTGCAATATTCTGTAGAGAACCTTGTAATCCTTGGTTTGTCCGCACATCAAATTCTGCATTGAAATCATCCGCTGCATCTTTTGCCTCGTTGATTATTGCTCTGACCTCAGTCAAATCCGTTCCTATCACAGTATCCATATCGGGTAAAGTGTCTAGTTCTGCCTTGAGTGACTGATATTCTGTCATTAACTCTTTGATACCAGTGGAATTCTCAACGGTGTCCTTTACATTCTGAACAAATCCATCTAACTTGTCTATTTGAAGTGCATCTTTTATTCCTGACTCAAGTTCACTACCCGCTAAGTCAATCTTATTCTGTACCGCAGTTATCTGCTCATTTAATGCGGCAACTGGTGCCAAAGAACTGAACTGTGCGGTTAGATTACCCGCAAAGGAAAGAGCACTTGTTACCGCAGAGATTGCTCCCATTAGTCCACCACCCCCCGCAGACTTTGGTTTTAATGAGTCTACAACAGTGGTGAATTCAATAAGGTCAGCATATGCCTCAGATTTTTTATTCTCCGCAATAGCAATACACTCAGCAACACTTTCCGCAGTACCATCACACACAACCGCAAGTGCAGAAGTAGGATTACTTGCCTTGATGGCGGGAAGACCTGTCATAGCATTAACACTTGTTTCCAGAGTGCCAAACCCTCGTGCCTCGTCTGCGGAATCGCGACCCGCACCTCGTAATACAGATAGAGTACCACTACCATCAGAGTCTATACCTAATGTATTGAGAACAAGACTCCCTGCCGAATCAGCAGAGGACTTAAATCGTAGGAATTCACCATTAGAGTCTGTTACGGTATCTTGGGTGACTACAAGCACATTGCCTAGCACACCATTTGTAGGAAACGTATCGGTGATTGTGCCAACATGACTAGTAATAACTTCTTCACTTGAATTAGTAGTTTGTCCTAATGATTTAATGCCACCAACAACTGCACCATCTTGTTGACCAAGAACAGTATTTCTTTTGACAAAGGTCTGGTCAACGGACTCGGTTGCCCTAGTTTTTAGGGTACCTGCCTGACTCTTTTTGTCTTCGGTTTTAAGAACAGTGTTTAATTTACGTTTACTAAGTGACATTATGCTATCCTATCAGTCAATCGTCTTGCTTGCAATTCTATGTTCTTTACCGCATCCGGTCTCTGTAAATAGTACTTAGCAAATATTTGACAGATTCCGTTGTTATCAAGTTTGTCTGATTGTAGCAATCTTATATTAGCACTAGATTGTGTGCCGTTTAATTCGTATGCAACAAATGATAACTGAGTAAGAAATAGACTACCACTATTAGAGTATTTCAGCAGGTCATCATATCGTCTATCACTAAACGCACCAATTCCCTTTGATTGAGGGGTGATCCCAGTACGCATACCAGACACGAAAGAAAGTCCCGCAGTAATACCGATTGCTTGTTTCTCGGTGTATCCTATGTTCAAGAAGAATGCTACCGAACTTTTCTCTCTTGCAAGTTTTGTTACATTCTGAATACCACCAGTCTCATCATTTCTGATATCTGACAAGTCGGGTGCTATTGCTCCGGTAAACTTTTGCCACATACTTTCTGGTTTGTTATCCACACCAGTGTCTTCAACTGATTGCCCCATCTGTACCGCACTAGGAAATTCCACGTGAGGAATTGATCCCAACACAATAGGTGTCTGTGAGTTTGTCCCATCCATGAACATACCAAATACCAATGCACTTGGTTGTAGTTGTGGCATTCTTCCGATACCAGACGCACCACCTTCGGTAGTAGGAACCACGCATTGTGCCCAAGGCAAATCTGCTTGGGGAATTAGTCGGGTGGATTCTGTGTGTAATCCGTGAACACGAATCTTTACTCGTCCTTCAAAACCATATGGGGGTGACGCATCCACAACAGTCGCAATGAACCATCGTGTATTGTCTCCATAGAACTCAGATAGAATTGGTTGAGGCATTACGGAAGTTTCTCCATTTTACACAGGTTCATTGACACCTTATGTGACGTACCACTAAAGGTGTGTCTTGTATCATAGATAATAAAATCACCAGACTTTGCCTTATCAATTAGGTCTTCTTCAGTGCTATCACTTGAGTTTTCTACGTTGTCGTTCGCAACCTTTAGGTTTACGATATCTCCGACAGATGCCTTTGCGATAATTAAACCCGCACCTTCTACCGTTATATTTAGCATGTTCTTATATAGGTGATTGAGTACTGACTTACTTTCAAGTTTCTTTTTGAACTTGGATGCATCATACTCATCGTGATAACTTTTTCTTCTACCATAAGTCCCCGTTGATGTCACGGTATGAAATACATGTGAATCATATTCATCAACTGGTTTATCCGCAACTTTAAATGTAGGGTCAAATACATTCTGGTTCTTGCCCAAAATATTAGTACTAGTCATTCTATCTAGTACGTTTCGTATGCTGTGGTGTGTCTTGAATATCTCACCAGTATTAAGATTGGTGTTATTCATCGCGGCACCAATTGCACCCCGTTGAACCAGTTGCAAAGTATTAGCAGACTTACCCATTGTTATTGCTTTAATAGCAAAGGTCTTTTCAAATTCTGTCTGGGAATCTGCGGTTGATACGTTGGCAGGGTTATATGTGTAGGGTAATTGTGTGTTCCACGCTTTTTGTGATAACATGGAATCAAGGCAACCTAAACGCAGATTATTATCATGCATTGTTGCATAAGTAAAGAATGGTGCACCAGTCACTGATGTTGCTCTACTGGTTAACCATCTGACCGCATCTATGGGTGAAAGATTTGGGATGATACCCCTCATGTTCGTCTGCACTGGAGTAATACTTTCTCCACTAGGTAATGTCAAGTATGATAGGTCAATATTTAACTTCATCTCTGTCGCAAGTAGTTTAATCAGAATTTCGTCAATACGACCATTAAACGACCTGCTAAGTTTCTTTAGGGATGATAGGAATGCGTGTTCGTCAAGTAATGTAAATGAATACATACTTGATTTTCCGTTGTCGTTTGACTTGACTTGGTCTTCTATACCTGTCATAATGAAAGTGCGTGAGAACACAGTGTCCAAAGTATTGTCAACCGATGCCATTTCAATGGTGAATCTCTCGCTACCTTGGAAACTTATTCGGTCAAATAATGATTTATCGTCAAGAATAACCACCGAACCAGTAAGATAGGGTTTGTCCAGACTCTCAAAGATGTTCAGTTCGGCAACAGATGTACGAACATCAAACGTATTGACATTGAGTCCGCCAAGACGATCTGCGGATATTTCCGCTTTTGTAATCTTGAACTGTTGAGACTGAGTTGTTTTACTACCCACTTTTAAATTACCTGTTTGTGAAAGTTACTAAACTCACTCACGACTCTACTGACAACATTAGGTTTAAGTACAGAAATTTCTTTTAATTGTTGATTCCTATTCTCAACACGATCCCTGTAGGTGACCGCAGTTGCCCCAGAGGGTACATTACCAAAGTCATACAATGGCAAGTCTACATGAACACCGTTAGCATCCTCGTAATGATGAACAGCATCATATTGCAACGACTCTTTAATCAGTGTAGCAGTATAAACCGCACCCTCGGTAGAGGTGTAGACTAAAGTTTCTGTCGGAGAATAATTATTATCGTCTACGGTATCAATAACCATTTGACCCATTTCTAGGTTTCGTTTAACAATAGTTCCTACAGTACCACTGCTTGTACCAGTTACTATAGTGCCTACCGGAAAGTCCTTTGCAATTATTGAATTGGTCGTAACCATGCGATGCGGATACTTCTCTTTTAAGGTTTTGTTAATAGCACTCTGATTAACCGGCCAACCAGACTCACGTAAGTGGTCATTCATAAGAAAGAATGTCCAGTAATAATCTGTAGTCCCATATAACTTATAGGATAGTGTGTCGGGACGATCACCGGACAATATCGTGTGTGTAGCATAGAAACTAATATTGTCTTTGACTCCATCAATAACATCTACGTACTGACTGATGTTATCAAATAGAACTGGTGCTTCATTATTACCAAAGTTATAGGCAATGATTTGCATTTGGGAAAAAAACTTTGTGGTCATTAGAATCCATCCTTTTCAACATCTTTTCTGTTGAGTGTTCTACTTTCTTGGAATGACAGAGACATCTCTACCTCTTGGAAGTTTCCATCACTATGCATTGCCATCGCAGTATTGTTATAGGTTACACTAACATCTCTTAGATAACAAGGTTTTATTTTGGTTGCGATTTCTTCACCATTATATTCTACATTGATCTGAAACTTGTTTGGGAAACGATAACCAATAGATATATCATTTGCCCCAGTAATTGGTATGGTAATATTTTCGGGATATAGTTCTGTTCGGAATAGTTTTATAATTTCTTTTACCTCTTCTGCTTCTTTGGCAGAAGTCGCAATGAACTTAAAGGTAAACGCAAACTCTCGTAAGTTAACACTCTTAAATAGTACACGAGTGTTAGGGTTTGAGGTGACACCTGTGGCAGACCTAAATGCACCTTGAACTTCATCTGGTAAAGCAGACACAAGTTTTACTGCACTAACTTTCGCAACATCACCACTTGCCGTACCCTTCAGTCCCGATTTTAAAGTTTTCATCCCACCATCAATAAGAGCATTAATAGCACTACCTCCGCTCTTGAGAGCACCTTCAACAGAAGCACCCATACCACCCAAGTCCATATTGTCGTATGCAACCGTATCACGGAATTGTAGACCCACCGGAAGATATAAAGATACCTGTCTTTTTGGGTTAACAGAAGTGAGTAATCGTGGGTTTTTCTGAGTCTGATTCTTTACGGGACCGTTTCTATGAGTATTTTTTGCGTTTTGCTGATCTTCACTATTTTTCCCCGCAACCTTTTCAAGTCCAGACTCTTCTTCTTCGGTATCAATTGCCGCCTGCTTTACCACTTTCTCTGCGGCAGAAAGAAGATTACCCAAGTCGGTCTCTGCTTCTTTCAGTACATTAAATACTATTCTACCTAAGTAATCGTCTGGATTGTTTAATGGGTACTCAAGATTTTTTTTCTCAAGAGTAGACACAACCCCTTCAGGTTTGACTTTGGTATTAGTTTCATCTGCCATCTTAGTTTCTCTATAAATAAGTTAGAAATTCATTATCTTTATTTATAAGGTTTTTATGGCATATTCGGGCAGGTACAAAGTAAAAAATCCAAAGAAGTATGAAGGAGATCACACAAAAGTTACCTATCGTTCTTTGTGGGAGAGACACGCATTCAAATGGGCAGATGATAACCCAGATGTGTTGAAGTGGTCTTCCGAGGAAGTCATTATACCATATCTATATGAGGTTGACAATAGGTATCACAGATATTTTATGGATTTGAAGTTGGTGTACAAAGAAGGAACTATGTTGGTTGAGATCAAACCGGACAAGGAAACTAGGATACCTACAGGCAACAAGAAGACCAAACGGTATCTCAATGAGAGTTTCACCTATGTAAAGAACATTAACAAGTGGAATGCCGCGCAGGAATACTGTAAGGAACGTGGGTGGGTGTTTAGAATATGGACAGAGAAGAACGAACCATTGAAGACTCTTATTCCCAAATCAACAAAACCGTTGAAACCCCTCGGAAAAACTTTAAAACCTTTTCGTAAGAAACGTAAAAAATAAGTATAAATAGAACTATGAGCAATATATTCAACAGACTAGAACTACAGGCATTCCGTGCGGGTGTGACTCCTCGCACCAAGGAATCTCGTGAGTGGTTCAGAAAGAAAGCATCTAACATGCGGTCTATCAATCGCGAAGCATTGATGAAAGAAGAACAACTACGAACAAAGACAAAGAGTGGTGTCGTAGGTACAATGCAGATGTTCTTCTATGACCCAAAACATAAAGATACACTTCCGTATTACGATCTGTTCCCCTTGGTCATTGTTGTGGGACCTGCGGAGGGTGGATTCTATGGACTAAACTTACATTACCTTCCACCCATTCTACGTGCAAAGATGTTAGATGCATTGATGGAGACCTCTGCTAGTAACAAGAGTGATGATGCAAAGTTTGCTATCAACTACAAGAAATTACAGAGTATTGCCAAGTTGCGATACTACGAACCGTGTTTTAAACATTACTTGAACAAACACGTCAAGAGTAAGTTTGCTGAAGTGCCACAACCTGAGTGGGAGATTGCGACATTCTTACCAACCGCACAGTTCCGTAAAGCAAACTCACAGAAGGTGTTCTACGATTCAAGACAAAAGATAGGTAAAGGTTAATGACATTTGCAATTGATGATTTCAAAGCACAAGTCGGTAAAGGTGGTGGCATGGCAAGGGGAAATCTGTTTAAGATTTTTCTTCCTCCACTTACAGGTGATGTACGAGAAATGAACCTCTTGTGTAAAGGAGCATCACTTCCTGGCCGACAAATACTGTCAACCGAAAAACAGATGGGTCTTCTTACAACTAAAGTTGCGTATGGTCATGCAACCGAGGATATCCAGTTGACCTTCCATTGTCTTAATGATATGAAAGTAAGACAATACTTTGAGACATGGCAGAATCTTGCGGTTAATCAAGAGACCCAAGAAGTTGGATACTTTAATGACTATACACATCCAGTCATTATCCAACACATTAAGAAGGGAACCGCATTCCCTATCATAAAGAAAGAACTTTATGACGCAGGAAAGATTCCATCTTACCTACGTAGTAGATTACCAAGACTAGGACCCCTTGATCTTGCCCAAGGTCAGTTTGATTTGAATCTCATATTCGGAGATGACATCACTTATACTTTAGTCCTAGATAAAGCATACCCAACAACATTGAATGCAATTGAGTTGAGTGATGACGGAGAGTTACTTGAAGTATCGGTACAATTATCGTACAAGAACTGGAAGTCTGAAGGTGGAGACGCAAAAGATACCGGATTTATTGAAGGTCTGGCAGGCGATCTGATTAGAAAATTTTTATAACATTATTATTATTTGGAGAATATAATGGCATTACCTAAGTTAAACACGACCCCATCCCACGAGATGGTACAACCATCAACGGGAAAGAAGGTTCTATACAGACCTTACCTTGTAAAAGAAGAAAAGATTCTTCTACTTGCATTTGAGGGTGGTGATCAGAAACAAGCAATGAGAGCAATGATTGATGTTGTTGTAATTTGTTGTGAAGATGTAGAACCAAAAGACCTCACAGTATTTGATGTTGAGTATATGTTTACGCAGATTCGTTCACGTTCAGTTGGTGAGACTGCTGATATTAATATCAAGTGTGAGAATGAAGAGTGTGGACATTCAACAGAATGTAAGATCAACCTACAGGATATTAAAGTTGACCTTCCTGATGTAAGTCCTATAGTTGAATTGACACCAAGTGTCACCTTGGAATTAAAGTACCCAGCGTTTCACGATTTTCTCAATAACTTTTCTGAGGATATGTCAGAAACTGAGTTTGGTTTCAAGATGATCGGTAAGTGTATTAAGACAATTATGACCGAGGACGAGAGAGTTGATGCGAGAGAGGTTAGTTCTGGAGAGATGCAAGAGTTTATTGATTCAATGACTAACTCACAGTTTGAAAAGATTGGTGTGTTTATGCAATCTGCACCATCAATGCAACACGACATTGACTTTAAATGTCCAGAGTGCGGTACGGAACAGAATAGAACACTGAAGGGCATCCAAGATTTTTTTTAGTATGCCTCTCACACGATAACCTTGTAAACCATTACAAGACTAACTTTGGCATGATGCAACATCATAATTACTCGTTAACAGAACTAGAAAATATGATGCCGTTTGAGAGGGAAGTTTATGTTGCTTTACTAGTAGAGCATCTTAAAGAAGAAAAAGAACGTCACGAACAAGAAGAACGTCAACGACAGAGATAGGAATAATGGCAGAGAAAAGTATAGGTCATCTGATTGAGGTGACCAAACAAGAAAACGCAGAATCACGCAGTGTGACCAAAGAGGTCGCATCTGAGGTCAGTGCGTTGTCTAAAATGTTTGGTAAGTACTTCAAAGACCTCAAGAACCAAGCAGGTGATAAACTAGAAGAAAAACGAGAGGCGAAAGTAGCAGCGGCAGATGGTTTACCTAATCTCGGTCAACTGATGTCTGACACCAAGGGTATGGGTATTCTTGGAATGATCGCAGGTATCACTGCCGCAATTGCGGGTCTCGCAGTGGGTATCGTTGAAGGTTTTGTTCGTGCCGCAAAATTAATATTGAGTCCGTTTGCCAAGATTATGGCGAAAATGGTCAGGTCTATGACAAAATTAGTGTTAGCACCATTCAGAATATTCATTAAATTCTTCCCCGAAACAGGTAAGAAACTTCAGAACCAATTTAACCGTATAAGAAAAGTATTTACTAACGGTATTGCAAGAATTGCAAAGAGAATTGAGAAAATGAAGGATTGGGCAAAAGGTCTTGGTGGAAGACTAACAGCACTTGCTACCAATATCCGTCAAGCATTTACCAATGGTTTCCGAAACATCAATATGGCATTTCGTGGTATAGCAGGAAAGTTTAGGAAGTTAACATTCATTGAAAATGCTTCAAAGTTAATTGGCCAATTATTAAAACCATTCTCTGGTTTTGTTGATGACATCAAGC